GAATCCCAAGGTAGGTAGATCATAACTGTCTATGGATCTCACTGGAAAGTTCCCAGAGCCTGATTCAGGATCCACGAAGTTGCCAAATCTTTTTTTGACTCGCACTAGATCCACTGATTGTTGTTTTTCCCCCAATCCACAGGATTCTATCTGAACATTGTGACGATTAAACTGTCGCATGTTGAGCTCGAGACACTGACGTATTTCGTCATCTATCTCAAAAGCCAATACACGAGAAAATCTTTGGCTCATGTGATAACTCATGAGTCCATAATTGGCACCACCATCGATGGCTAGATCCCAATTTTTCACCAGAGACAGAGCCTGGTCTAGATTGTCTTTTTGATAATACAGTATGTCATTGGGAAGTCCTTGTTTCTTCAACCTCTTGACAGCAGTGTGGAAACTGGGATCGCCGTCGACGATGTGCCATCCTTGATAAAGCGTCATAGATTTTTCTTCATCTGATATTGTTCTACCAACCTTGCTGGAACATCAGTTTCAAACTCCGATCGATTGAACTGACTCCAACAGATATGTTCCCACCATCGCTGCCGATCGGGACGATTGTCGTGGGCAAGGTTTTCTATGCCGCCCATCAACAGTGTGCTCATGCTGGCATCCACAGTATAACCTGGGACTCCCAGCAGGCAGCTCTCCACACAGGCCATGGTCCGTTCGCCTATCACTGCATGTGCCCGTTCTAACTGTGATTGAAAGCTCTCGAATCTAGCATGCTTGGCACCAATTTTCTTGCGCCATACGATATCGCCCGACCAATAGGGACTTATCGCCTGGGTGATCCGTTCGCGGAATTGATCCATGTTCTCACCGGTGCGTTCGGTCAGTATCACTTCCACTGGCTGTATGGCCAAGATATAATCGCCCGGAGTTTGCCTCCAAGGGAGATGCGATGGTTGCGGGAATAGGTGTGTTCTGCTGTAGGGCACATTATGCATGCGCATGTTGTGATGTCCGTTATAAGTGACTCTTCGTGTTTCTCTCCGAGGCGTGTCTGGTCCCCAGTATCCGTATTCGATCTCGATCCAAGCACCACCGCCTTCTATCCAACTACGCAAAGGCTCTCGCCAGGGTGGATGATGGCTGCTGATCAGCACATAGTCTTGGGGCACATCTGCTACTTTCGCAAACTCTTTCAACCCCAATCTACGCCAGGGAATCAAAGACCACTTGGCGTGTTCGCCTGGCATGTCATGCGCGAATGCGTACCGTATCATAGGTTTCTGGTGAGACTAAGGTCTCGGATGTTGTTGCTGTTATAGTCAGGATGGATACGGAACACTGTCTGCCGAACTGTTTGCAGATGCAAGAGATCAGCACCAAATTGTTTGTCAGCTGGTACCCATCCGTTGGTGCGGAAAGCGTTGATCAATATCTCTGCGGCCTCGGGCTTGATCATGTAACTCCAGGCACCACGGAAGTAGCCACCATAGGGTGCGGCTTTCTTCTTGTAACCCCAAGTGAGATCATAGTCTTGGACGCCTTGCTCATCTCCGGACTCTACTTGTTGATCGTAAGCCGCGCTGAAAGGATCACCGCTGTCTAATTTCAACACTTGATCAAAGTCAAGATCGGGCAGTGGGCGTATCATGTAGCCATCTTGTTCCAAGATCAAATAAGGTTCCCCATCTTCCACGCATTGTTGCCATAGGCTGAAATGGCTGGCTGCACAGCCCATGACGCCGGGGTGATCTTTCTTGAGTTTGGCCGGATATTTTTTCACACCCAACCAATCAAACAGATATTGTGCTTCAGTGGGTCGCAACCCATCAAACGGTTCCACTTGGAGATCAAATCGTCGGGCTGCTTGGATACAGTCGTTGGCTATCTTTTCGCTAAACTCATGGCCTTTGAGTCGTATGATACGGGCTTTCATGCACGCTCTAGATCTCGTTTGATCACTAACCTTGTGCCTCGACCTTTCCAACCCGGGTCCGTGAACTCGTGGATGTCATAGTCGTCAAGTCCGTGCTTTTCACTGAGTTGAGAGATAGTGAGTCTCGCGTGATCGGGCCAGAGTCCCTTGTGTGCCCAGTTGTCCATGACTATGATGCTGCCACTCCACTTGGGTAACATGGCATGGAACAAAGACGATCGTGAAGTGCCACGCATGGTATCAACGCCCACGATGTCAAATGATTGATCTGGCAGCGCAGAGATATAGTCTACCAATTCCGTGGCTGGTACATAGTGATAGGAGATCTTGTGACCTAGCCCTTTTTCTGCGATCTTGTCGCACACGATGTCGTAATAGTCTCGGATAGTTTCAACTGCATGCACATGCTGGCATCTGCGAGCATAAAATAAAGTGCTGCCGCCGCTGCCAAGGTCCAGCACACGATGATGAGATTTTACATATTCATTGAGTAAATGTGCCGATCCGGGCACGATCCAAGGAAACTCAAGATCGAGGGTGGTTAAACCAGGATTCACATAGTCTTCGGGCACTTGTACAGGCGGATTCTTCATGCCTGTACTTATCGCAAGGGTCGACCCAACCAATTATTGCTTTTGTCCAGCCAAGGTAAGACGAGATCTCTTTGGCGCAGGAATCCATGTTTTTTCACGCTAGAGACTGCGCTGGCCGGCAGCAGCCCTGCATCAGCTAGATCATACCATCGAGTGGTTTTGGGATCAAGCGCGGGCTTGCCAGTGTTGTAGACTATGGCATGCAACCATGGATCATTGGGTTGTTTGAGGAAATAACCACTGCTGCAGTCCCACCCAGTCACAGCCAGAGCATGTATGAGAGACGTCATGGTCCAGTGATAGTACGTGAAATCCGGTTGATCAAACGCTTCGGTACGAAATTCCACGTTGGTGGTTTGTGGCAATATCAAGATCATCATGCCATTCACAGCCGCAGCGTCTCGCCACTGGCGCAAAGTGGCAAGTGGATTTATAGCAAACTGGAAACTGTCATGGCACCATAATAGATCAAATTTTTTCTTGTGTAATATAGGTGACTCAAAATCTTGCTTCTGATAGGTCATGTTGACGAAACTTTTCGCCCGAGGCAGGCTGGGCAGCTGATCTATGCCAACACAGCGTATATTCAAGGGACGTGGAGGATCGTCTCTAGTACTGGCTGTGGCCCACCATTCAAGATCATCACCGTCACCACAGCCCATGTCGCATACTGATTGTATGCTTTCCATGAAATCATCGTACTCTCGCAAGGCGTTTAGAGTATTTAGGCTGTGTTGATGGCTGGCACCGGGGGTAACAAATCGTACCATTATACCTGCACGTCTTCCATGCCGGCAGTTCGCAATCTCACGATATGGCCACTCATCCAACTCTTTGAGTCAAGACCTTTCATGATACCCAGCCATTTGTTCCTGAGCAAGGCCACTTCATTGATAATGGTCTCGAAATCTATGACCTCGTCCTCACCGTCCACATATTTCTCAGCGTCTCGAGCTGTGAGTGCTCGAGCGTAGTTTTCCAGATACTTTTGGAAGTGCTTTCTACGGATTTTTCTCAGTTGTAGATTGAGATAGTTTAGCACCGCTTCGATCTCTTGCAGCTGATTGAAGCGGTGCTCGGTGATGCCAGGAAGTTCCTTGATGTTGCGTTCCACATAGCCGCCAATCCTACACTCGCGCTTGGCTTCTTCCAGCTCTCGTTCATAATGTTGGATGAAGTCAGGAATCGAGCCAAGATTGGCCACTATTCGGCTATACCACATGATTAATACTCGTCTTCTTCGAGATCTTCTTCGTAGTCTTCTTCGTCTTCTGAATCGGATTCGTCCATGTAGGCCGACAACACATGTTTGATGTCCGTATCGCCTTTGAAGGCATCTCGGATCTCGGCACTGTCATAACCATTGTCGATCATGACATTGACCACAGCTTCGGCTGCTTCCGCACGATCTACTGTAGAGATGTGACGCTTGAGTTCGCTCCAGATTTCGCTCGCTAAATCCAACGGCATTTGTTATTCTCCTTGTTCGGTTGGTTCAGCACTACTTACCTCAGGAGCATCGGTTTTCTGATTTGCGAAATCCTTCATCAGCTTATCAAGACAACCGTCTTCGTTTGATTCCCAACCTTTGCGGAAGAACTTAAGGACTTCACCGTCGCTGGTAGTGAAAGCCAAGCGGTTGCCTTCTTTCTTGAGCAGGCCTTTCTTCTCAGCCAAGTCAGTGAGACCTGAGTAGGGATTCATACCTGTCTCATAGGGGATCTTGACTTGTACGCCTTCGAAAGGTTTGGCATAGCGAGTCTTCATGACCTTACAGGCACTACGGATGCCCATGACTTCAGAGATCTTGTTGCCGTCTTCGTCTTCTTTGAGTTTGAGCTTGCGCATGGCCACAACGATCGAACTTGCATAGATAAAACCTTGGCCGCCCGAGATCTTGTCGTCGGGGTCAAACATGTCTTGGCTGGCGTAGGTGTGATTGGTACAGACCATGCCCACATTATAAGCACCGAACATGTTGACGCAGTTACGCACCAACGCTGTGAGACTTTTCGCCTTACGACCCAAGTCGCCTTTCATGTCGCCGGCTTCAAACTGATTGACATCTGTAGGGGTCAACAACATACCCACACTGTCGATCACGAACAACACTTTGGGACGCTCGCCATCGGGCAAGCCCTTGTATTCGCTCATGAATGTTGAAATGGTCTTGGCTACGTCATCGATCATAGCCATGCTCAATTTCAGGAGTTTGCTTTCGTCAGTTGACACGCCCAAAGCATGCAACCATGCTTCGTCCAGTGCGTTCTCTGTATCGATCAACACAACGAAAATGCCTTGTTCTTGGGCTGCTTTAACGATGTTACCAGAACAGATATAGGATTTGCCTGCACCTGATTCACCAGCGAACACAGTGACCTTGCCCAGTGGGATACCCTTGTTGAAGTCTCCCGAGATCAAGTAGTTGAGTGCGTAGTTGCCAGTGCTGACCCAGTCTGTGGGATCATTGAAACCGATAGATAAGCCATCGATTGATTTTGTGATTTCTTTACGGAATTTTGAAACGTCAAATGGTTTTGCCATATATCACCTGTGATGAAGAATGCACAAGGGAACCAGTCCCTTGTGCTGTAGGATCGTATATATTACGATTTGTTCTGACGAGCACGGA